CCGATGCCGGGCACCCCTCCGATGCCGGGCACCCCTCCGATGCCGGGCACCCCTCCGATGCCGGGTGGACCTTCCCCGATTCCAGACATGGGTTTAGAGCCGATGGCTCCTCCTCCTCCCACTCCCGTGGAGCCGCCAAAACCGACGGCACCACCGCCCCCTGCGCCTACCGCCCCTCCGGGTATGCCCGACCTTTCTCCAGAACAATTGGCGGCGATTGAACAGGCTTTGGCGCAAATGCAAGGAATGTCAATTAATTTTAACCAAGGCGGCCCCGTGCAGTCTGGGGTAGGCAGTCTGTTTCGTCGTGAGGTAATGCGGTAATGCCTGTACCAAATAGATATCTAAATGAATATTTGCGAAATAACTTAAGGAACTATCTCGACAACCCTTTTGGCGGTGGGGGTAATCCCTTTACTACTCCGTACAAGCCTCCCGCTTTACCGGACTATTTGATCAAAAACGCTGACGGCACAATGAGCTTCAAAGAGGGCGCTACCAATCGTCAAGTTGTAGATACGATGCGGGATTTGGGCCTTCTTAACGAAAAAGACTACAACTGGTTTTTAAAGTGGTTTTCAGAGTCTGCGGAGCAGGGCACTGAGCTGTCTAACTCTTCGTCGTTCCTAAACCGAGCGGGAGAGCTAGATTTTAGCGGCTCAGATTTTAACTCTGATAGCATGAGGCGAGTCAATATTTTGACAAACTTCTTGAACGATCAGTACGCTGAGACCGGCAGTTTCCGGCCCAATTCTAGTTTCACAGAAACTTACGGCTATGAGTCAGTAATGCCCGAGCAGGTGCGAATTGGCCGTGATGCAGAAGGCAATTTATTGCCAAGTCGCCCTTCAGATGCGGCTCGCGCAAACGCATTACAAGATGTTTTTGTTGCTCCCAGTGAAGCTTTTAAAAGAGACGTTTTTGTAGACACAAATTCGCTGCCCTTGTACGAAGGCGACGAAAAAACATATGTAGAAGAACCCCCGCCGCCTCCGCCTCCACCGCCAAAAGAGCCGACTTCACCGCCACCTGCCCCGCCCCCTGTTTTTGAAGGGCCAGACACCGCGCCTAGCTTAGGGTTTTCGGGCGATATGCTCCCTGATTTTGGAGATTTTTCTGCGTTTATGGGCAAAGCCCGTAGCCGCCGCACTCCTGATTTTTTTGATGAAGACGCAATGGAAAAAGAAATCGAACGGCGGGCCGCGACAAAAGCTGCTGAAGACTCATACACGCCTTCCGGCATCGACACGTTGCCAGATTTTTTTGACACGGGTTTTATGGGCATTGATGCATCAGCCATTCAAAAAGCCATAGACGATTATTTAGCCTCGCAAGAACGCGAAGTTGATTTGGGAATGTCTTCTCCCGATGCTGGCGTAGAGTCGGCCACGGAAGAACCACCGGCTACGGAAGAATCCCCGGCCACGGAAGAACCCCCGGCCACGGAAGAACCCCCTCCCGGCATGAAAGATGGCGGCGAAGTTGGCGAAGGTATTGCTAGTTTAATGGTTAAAGATGAAACGCCTGCTAGCGGAGAAGGGATTGAGTCTTTTCTGTTGAAATATCAAAACGCCGACGCCGTGAACCGTGATCGAAAGATGGCGGCATTTAAGCGCACGATGCAAAAAATTGCGCAACAGCAACAACAGCAACAACAGCAGCAGATGCAACAGCAACAACAGCAGATGATGCAACAACAGATGCCGCCGCAAGGTCCGCCCGGAGCCCCGCCGCAAGGTATGATGCCTCCACAGGGCCCACCGGGTATGCCACCGGGGGGTATGCCCCCACAAGGTATGATGCCGCCCGGACCACCGCCCACGGCCCCCGGACCACCGCCCACGATGCAGCAGGGCATCATGCCCATGGCGGGTTAAGTAGCTAAGAATATGTTTATGACGCCGGACATTCGGCGTGGGATAGGTAGTTTTGCCAGTAACTAAAGCTTCAAATGGAAAATACCGCATTGGTAAGGGTAAGGCGATGTATACCAGCCGCGCCTCCGCCGAGCGGGCGTACAAGGCATATTTAGCTAAGAAGGGGAAAAAGAAGTGAAAGCATTAGCGATAATGGTTTTAGCGGTTTTTATAACGGGGTGCGCTAGTTCTAGCTCACAATATTATGAGGCGGTGCAGAAGACGGCAGAGGCAAATGCTTTGGCGCATCAAGCTAAGTTTGATGCTTTGTCCAAGATTGCCGCGTCTGGAGATGGTCAAGCGGCAAGTGCCGCAGTCATGGCGCTTGCTTTGACTAACACGCAATCTATCCAGCCGATTCCACAACAGTCAGAGGCGCTTCAGTGGGCGTCTGTTTTGGCTACTCCTGTGACCAGTTTGGGCATGATGTGGATGCAAGCAGATTCGGCTAAGACCATGGCGCGGTACAACAGCCAAGTTGATTTGGCTCGTATTTCTGCGGAGTCTGCAGACAATCAGGCTTTGTATGGCTCGTTTGTGGATGCTCATCAGATAACGGGCGATGTAATTGGGAACATTGATTACACACCGTTTGTTGACGGCATGGTGACACTGGGCATCGCAGGCATTGACTCCAACGTTACGCTCGGCACTGCGGGCATTAGCGGAGTTACAACTCTGGGAACCAATGCGATACAGGGGTTAATCACGTTGGATGCAGGAAACAATGCGCTGTACAGCGATGTTTGGTCAACGTACACCTCTGGCCTAGAAAACATTCTTTTAGAGATACCCGATCCTGTTATATGTTCTGCCACCGCGGACCCTGCCACAGGCGCAACATCAATAACTTGCGGCAACTAAGGCGTGATAGAATTGCATAAAGCACAGGACAAATCACATGGCTAACGGCGACGATAAAGCGCTTCTTTCTTCTTTGATGGACGGTACGTCCATGCAACCAGAGATTACGGAAGAAGAAATGGAACTAGACATAGAGATTGCTGCTCCGGGCACTTTTGTCGGTTCTATGAATGAAATGCTTCCAGATGGCATAGAAATCGAAGAAGAGGAAGACGGTGGGGTCACCGTTGACTTTGATCCGATGGCCCTTATGGGCATGGATGAAGGTGATTTTTATCGCAATTTGGCAGATGAACTGGACGACAGAGAGCTTGGTCAACTTTCTTCTGAGCTTTTAAGCGACTTTGACGCTAATAAGTCCTCCCGTTCAGAGTGGGAAGATGCTTACTCTAAGGGCCTAGATCTTCTGGGTTATAACTACGAAGAAAGAACGCTGCCGTTTCGGGGCGCAACTGGCGTAACGCATCCGCTTCTTGCGGAGGCCGCAACGCAATTCCAAGCGCAAGCCTTTAATGAGCTTTTGCCGCCAACAGGTCCGGTCCGAACGGCGGTTGTTGGTGAAAAGACAAAAGAAAATGAGGCGCAAGCGTACCGTGTAAAGGAGTTTATGAACTACTACATCACAAACGTGATGGAGGAATACACTCCTGAATTTGATCAAATGCTGTTCTATCTGCCTTTGGCAGGCTCTACCTTTAAGAAAGTTTATTACGACGAGGCCATAGACCGCGCCGTTAGTAAGTTTGTGCCTGCTCAAGACATTGTTGTGCCGTATGGCGCAACAGACCTTGATTCTTGCGAAAACATTACTCAAGTAGTCAAGATGTCCATGAATGATTTGCGAAAGCGGCAGATCATGGGTTTTTACAGCGATATTCCGGTGCATCCTACGCAGGGCTCTGATGACGAAGTGCGTGATGAAATGAACAAGCTTGGGGGCATAGAGCCTTCAAACTTGGATTACGACTGCACGTTGCTGGAGTGCCACGTAAACTTGGATCTGCCCGGGTTTGAAGAATTAGGGGAAGATGGTGAACCAACAGGCATTAAAATACCTTATGTGGTTACGATTAGTGAGGACACTGGACAAATCCTTTCTATCCGACGTAATTACCGCGAAGAAGATGACAAAAAACAAAAAATTCAATACTTCGTTCATTACAAATTTTTGCCGGGATTCGGATTCTATGGTCTCGGTCTTATCCATACCATTGGCGGCCTGTCCAGAACGGCCACGGCGGCTCTTCGCCAGCTTATTGATGCTGGTACTCTTTCTAATCTTCCTGCTGGCTTCAAGGCTCGGGGATTACGGGTACGGGATGATGAGGAGCCCTTACAGCCCGGTGAATTCCGTGATGTCGATGCTCCGGGAGGCGCGATCCGCGACTCTCTAATGCCGTTGCCTTTCAAAGGGCCTGACGGCACTTTGATGCAATTGCTTGGTTTTGTAGTAGATGCGGGCCAACGGTTTGCCACGATCACTGATATGAAGGTGGGCGACGGTAACCAGCAGGCGGCAGTAGGCACCACGGTGGCGTTGTTGGAGCAAGGTTCGCGGGTCATGAGTGCTGTGCATAAGCGCCTGCACTATGGCATGAAGCAGGAGTTTAAGCTGCTTGCTCGCGTCATGTCGGAGTATTTGCCGCAAGAGTATCCTTACGCGGTAGCGGGTGGTGATCGTGCCATCATGCGTCAGGACTTTGACGACAGGGTAGATGTAGTACCTGTTTCAAACCCCAACACATTCTCTCAGGCACAGCGCATTGCATTGGCACAGTCTCAACTTGAAATGGCAATGCAGGCACCGCAGATGCATGACCTGCATGAAGCCTATCGCCGCATGTATGAGGCGCTCGGAGTCAACGACATTGACAAGATTTTGATTGCGCCGTCTTCGGATGATCCTATACCGAAAGATCCTGCGCAGGAGAACATTGACGCGATTGACATGGTTCAACTGAAAGCGTTTGAGGGTCAAGATCATGATGCGCACATTATGGCGCACATGGTATTTGGCTCGTCGCCCATGCTTCAAGGCATACCGCAAGCAGGAATTTCCTTGCAAAAACATATACTTGAGCATGTAAAGTTAAAGTCTCAAGAAATGGCTACCGCGCAGTTAATTCAGCAGACCGGCGGACAGCCCTTAACGCCAGACTTAGAGCTTGAGTTGGAGGCAATGACGGCGCAACTTAACGCGCAAGAGTTCCAGCAGCTTAAGCAATTGTCCGCGCAGATAAATGGAGAGGGTCAACAGGGACCCGATCCTTTGATACAATTGAAGCAACAAGAGCTTCAAATGGACCAGCAGGCCCAGCAACAGGAGTTCCAGATGGATCAAGCCGAATTGCAGCTTGATCAACAGCGTATGCAGAACAAGGCTACGGAGTTCCAGCAAAGGTTGGCTAGTCAGGAGCGCCAGACGCAGGCAAGAATTGATGCCGCGATGGAGCGTGAATTAATGAAACAGCGATTCGACAGGAATCAATGATATGAAAGTTAAAGTTAATGGCGCTCCGGCAGCAAGCGCACCAAAGCCTGTAAACAAGGCAGAAATTAAAGGTCAGGGGTCTATCCCCTACGCCTCTGCCAAGGCAGAAAAAACGCCTAACACGGCCATGGGTAAAGTTACCACGGGCAAGAAAAAAGGCATGGGTGCCGCGCTCCGCGGTTCACGGTTCACGAGTTGCTAGGGGAATAAAAAATGGCTATTTATCAAAGAGGATCTATTAGCTCTCCTCAAGCGACGGCATCATCCGACCCGTTTGTTAGACCTACTCCACGGCCCGCAGGTCCCAGAAATCGTCCTATACGGACGGATCTTAGAAGTCTTATTCCTGATGATACAGGGTTTTTTAATTCAGTAAGGCCTCTTCCACGGCCCGTAGGTCCAGTAACACCGGGCCCACGGCCCATAGGCCCGATAAATGCAGAGGTATTTAATCCTCCCCCTCCTCCTCCTCCGGGCTTAGGCAACGCAAGTCCCCCGGGCGGGGAAGGCTTTCTTGAGCTTAATAAAAATCAACCAGCACTGCCTCCGATTACAGCCACGGTTGGAACGGGGGGTCCTTTTGAACAAGGCGACCCCGGCATATATGTGCCGCCGGAAATGAGCAATCCAGATCCAAATCTAATAGGACCAGATCCAAATCTAATAGGACAACCAATGCCTAGACCCCCTAACGTTCCGCCGGGAACAGGAGGCATAGGACAACCAATGCCTTTGCCTCCGGGCTTGGGCCCTATGACAGGCATTCCTAGCGGAGAAGTAGGCAGCATAACTCCGGGCCCAGATTTAACGGGAGGTCACACGCCACTTCCGAATGGCGTTGAGATTCCGGGAGGGGGGGACCCAATGGGCTCTACGGGACGGCCACCCTTGGGCGCAGTTACAGAGATATTTAACCCTCCGCAAAACTCGGGGTATAACTCGGGGTATAACTTGGGGCCACGGCTTGATTTCTCACTGCCCTACCTGCCGCAAAGGGGGCCACAGCCTTTTATGGGTTTTGGTGGCGGTATAGCTAGCCTTTTAAATCCCTACATGCGCCCTTCTTTTGGCGGTGGTTTCGGCGGTGGTTTCGGCGGTGGCGGCTTCGGCAGACCTAATCCTTACGGCGGTGGCGGCTTCGGCCCTTACGGCGGCGGCTTCGGCAGACCTAACCCTTACGGCGGTGGCGGCTTTGGTCCTTACGGCGGTGGTTTCGGCAGACCTAATCCTTACGGCGGTGGTTTCGGTGGCGGCGGCTTTGGTCCTTTCGGCGGTGGTTTTGGTCCTAGAATCAACAACATGACATCTAGCTTTGGAACGGGCGGTGGTTTCCAGCAGACGGCGGTATCAAACCCTGTTACTCAGCAGACACCCGGATATTTTGGAGATCCGAACGCAACCTCATATCAAGGCCCCGGACAGGGCTCGACCACAAATGAGTATCAAGCGCAAATGCCTGCTTCTCAACCAACACCGCCACCACCGTCGCAAGGCGGTGGCGGTGGCGGGGGCGGAATGTTCTAATGCTTGACGCCTTAATTGGCCCCGTAACAGGATTGCTGGACAAGTTTATTCCAGATGCAGACGAACGAGCGAGGCTGGCCCATGAAATTGCTACAATGTCCGAGCGCCATGCTCAAGAATTGGCAAAGGGCCAACTTGAAGTTAACCGAGCAGAAGCGGCGCATAAGTCGCTTTTTGTCGCAGGTTGGCGGCCATTTGTTGGGTGGACTTGCGGCATTGCTTTGGCTTGGCACTTTGTTGGCCAGCCTCTTGTCGTTTTTGGCTTGGCATTGTCTGGTGCAAGCACCCCTGAACTTCCTACATTTGAAATGGAAAGCTTGCTAACGGTTTTATTGGGTATGTTGGGCCTTGGCGGTTTGCGTACTTTTGAAAAAACTAAAGGCGTTTCACGCGAAAAATGACTCCCGCCCAATTAGATGATTGGCGTCTTGCTCCTAGAATTTTAATTTTAGCAATGACTTTTATGACTTACCGGGTTGTAGAGTGGTTTATGACACTGCCGGATCCTAGCCCAGAACAAGCAGCCTTAGTTTCTGTAATGACGGGAGCGCTTACCGGATCGTTTGGACTTTTTGTAAGCAAGAGCGAAAAATGAGCTACAAGCACTTTACGCTAGACGAGTTTAAATGCAGAGAAACGGGCCAAAACGAAATTAAACCGGAATTTGTAGAAGCTTTAGATCAATTGCGCGAAAACTGCGGGTTTCCATTTATTATTAGCTCGGGATATCGCTCTCCCAAACATTCTATTGAAGCGGTCAAAGAAAAGCCCGGTACACACACGCAGGGGATTGCTGCAGACATTGCGATTTCTGATGGTGCGCAAAGGCGTATTATTGTCGAAAAAGCGCTAGAGCTTGGCTTTAACGGAATAGGCGTAGCCAAAGCTTTTGTACACGTAGATATACGCACCGCTACCCCCGTTATCTGGACATATTAGTTGCCTATCTTAGATCGTCGTGTTATATAGATACGACATTCTAAGATGGAGCGCATGTGGACTTTATACAGTTAGCTCAGTTTATCCAACGAGCGGTTAAAGACCGCAAAACGCACATTTTAGAATTGTTGGAAAACAATCATGTTAAATCCATGGAGCAGTACCAAAACCTCATGGGGGAATTGTCTGCTCTGAATTACATTTCACAGGAACTCTCGGGCCTGCTTGAACAACAGGAGCAATTTAATGACTGATGTTGCAGAAGCATTGGATCTTGATGCTGCCAAAGAAGGCGTCAAATCCTTGTACACCGCACCAAAACAAAAGGTACTTGATCCCGACGCGATGGACAAAAGCCTTTTAGATCGTATGCCTCAGCCCACCGGCTGGAGAATGCTTATCCTTCCTTATCGCGGTAAAGAAACCACCGAAGGTGGTATCTACATTCCAAACAAAGTTCTTGACGACACTCAAATCCAAACGGTGGTTGGGTATGTGGTGAAGCAAGGGCCACTTTGTTACAAAGACACGGACAAGTTCCCTGACGGGCCTTGGTGTGAAGAAAAACAATGGGTAGTTTTTGCGCGATATGCCGGATCTCGTTTTCGTATTGAAGGTGGCGAATGCCGCATTATCAACGATGATGAGATTTTGGCTGTAATCGAAGATCCAGAAGACATTCTTAGCCTGTAAGGAGGAATCAGCATGAGTAGTGCTGCGGAAGAAGCTCAATATGAGTTAGAAGTAGGTGATGCGGTAGAAACTGAAGTAGAAGTCGAAACGGCGGACACGGACGAAGTTGCCAATCAAGAGCCACAACAGGACGAGCTTGAAAATTACAGCGAATCCGTACAAAAACGAATCAATCGTTTGACCAAGAAAATGCGGGACGCCGAGCGTCAACGCGAAGAAGCGATTAGGTATGCGCAAAACGTTCAGCAGGAGTCGAATCAAATTCGACAGCGTATGCAAAACCTTGATCACGGGTATATGTCGGAATACGGCAACCGGTTGTCTTTGCAACAACGACAAGCTGAAGCCAACCTCAAGCGAGCCGTAGAATTAGGGGATGCTGATGCACAATTGCAAGCGCAAAAAGAACTTAGTCAGTTAGCAATAGCAGGCAACAACTATTCGCAAGCGCAAAGGCAAGCCCAAAGATATGCTGAAGAGCAAGAATATTACCGGCAAATGCAGGCGCAACAATCGGCCCAGCAACATTCTCAACAGTCTCAACGCCCCGACGCAAAAGCGGAAAAATGGGCCGAAAAGAACTCGTGGTTTGGGCAAGACGAAGCGATGACATTTGCCGCATTTGGCATCCATAAGAAACTCATTGAAGATGAAGGATTTGATCCCCAATCAAATGACTACTATAATGAGCTTGATTCTAGAATTAGGCGGGAATTCCCGCATAAGTTTGGAGCCAATTCGTCAGCCAGCCGCAGACCCGCTCAGAATGTGGCTGGAGTTTCACGTTCTAGCAGTGTGTCTGGGCGCAACGGAAAAAGGGTCAAACTCTCCCCGACCCAAGTAGCAATTGCTAAAAAGTTGGGAGTGCCGCTTGAAGAATACGCGAAATACGTTAAGGAGTAATGTGATGTCCGAAGAGAAGAAAGGCTTTGAGGGCATTAAACGCTCCTCACGTGATGCATCGTCAAGGGAGAAACAAGGTAGGCGTAAGCCTTGGGCTCCCCCGTCTATGCTAGATGCACCGCCTGCACCAGAGGGCTATAAGCATCGGTGGATTCGTGCAGAAGTTCGTGGTTTTGATGACACGAAAAACATTTCTGCCAGATTGCGAGAAGGCTATGAGCTTGTTCGCCAAGATGAATACCCCGACTTTGAAGCCCCGGTAATTGATTCAGGTAAATATGAAGGTGTGTTTGGTGTGGGTGGTCTGATGCTCGCTCGTATTCCGATTGAAACTGTGGAGGAACGCGCTCGGTATTTTGCCGATAGAAACGCGGATCAAATGGAAGCAGTTGAGTCGGATATGTTGCGGGAAAACGCTCATCCAACTATGACAATCGGCAAGCCCGAGCGTCAAAGTCGTGTAACTTTTGGCGGCTCTAAGAAATAGGGCCGCACAGAACGAGGAAATAACTCATGGCAAACCAAGAAACTGCCTTTGGTCTTCGTCCTGTCGGTGTAGTAGGTAGCGGTGTTAACAGCACCGGTACGTCTGAGTACGAAATTTCTTCGTCTGAGGCGAATCCTATCTATCAGTTTGGTCTGGTAGAACCTGTTGCAGACGGTACGATCCAAAGAATTACCAGCACTGCTGGTGATGGTAATGCTCTAGGTGTTTTGATCGGCATTGAGTATGTCGATTCAGCCACCAAAAAACCCACTTGGCTAAACTATTGGCCCGGTTCCGGTAGTGTGTCGGTAGACACTAACTACCCGGTAAAAGCTTTGGTAGTAGATGATCCCAGCCACACTTTTGTAGTTGCCGCAGATGCTTCTGTGACTAACCGCGCAGGTGCTTTGGCTTTGGTTCACTCTAATTGTAGCTTGGGTACTTCTGCGCAAGATGGAAGCTCTAGTAATGGTCGGTCTACCGCCCAACTAAACGTTGCTAGCGCAAATACCACAGCCACGCTTCCATTGCGTGTAATTGGCGTTGTAAATGATCCTGCAAATAACGATTATGCTTCGGCTGGCGTTCATTTCAAGGTGAAACTCAACACTCCGTTCATGACCGACACCACTGGTGTTTAATAAGAGGGCCTAATTATGGCTATTTCTCGCGCACAATTGGCGAAGGAGCTTGAGCCCGGACTAAACGCTCTCTTCGGCCTTGAATATGATCGCTACGAAAAAGAGCACTCTGAGATCTTCGACGAAGAGTCTTCAGACCGTGCTTTTGAAGAAGAAGTAATGCTGTCTGGCTTCGGCACTGCGCCGGTTAAGTCAGAAGGCGGCTCTATCTCGTTTGATGACGCGCAGGAGACTTTCACTGCTCGTTACACTCACGAGACTATTGCTCTTGCCTTTAGCATTACGGAAGAAGCTATCGAAGACAATCTGTATGATCGTCTGGCTTCTCGTTATACCCGTGCTTTGGCACGATCTATGTCACAAACCAAGCAGATCAAAGCAGCATCTATTCTGAACAATGCGTTCAGCACCAGCTTCCCCGTTGGTGACGGCGCTGCTCTGTGTTCTTCTGCTCACCCCTCTCTGTCAGGCAACCAGCGTAACCAACTGTCTGTAGCGGCTGATCTCAACGAGACTTCTCTTGAGCAGATGCTGATTGACATCGCTGGTTTCACCGACGAGCGTGGTCTGAAGATCGCGGTACGTGGCATGAAGCTGATTATCCCGAAGGAACTGCAATTTATTGCAGAGCGAGTGATCAACTCCAACCTTCGCCCGGGTACGGCTGACAACGACCTCAACGCAATGAAGTCTATGGGAATGATCCCGGATGGCGCTGTTGTGAACCACTTCTTGACCGATACGGTTGCGTTTTTCCTTAAGACTGACGCTCCTAACGGCTTTAAGCTGTTCAACCGCAGCCCCATCAAGACTGCTATGGAAGGTGACTTCGACACTGGCAACATGCGCTTCAAGGCGCGTGAGCGTTACAGTTTCGGTGTTTCCGATTGGCGTTGTGTGTTTGGCTCCCCCGGAGCCTAATAGATCTTCGGATCTAACAAGGGCGGCATTTGCCGCCCTTTCTTTTTGCGTGGTAAAATAACCAAACCCTGACATCCGCATAGTGCGGGTGACACTGGCCACGACAGGAGACTCACATGGCTAACACTACCTTTAACGGACCCGTTCGTTCAGAGAACGGTTTTCAGTCCGTATCTAAAAACGCGACCACTGGCGCAATTACAGTAGGCACTTCTTATTCCGACATCATTACCGGCAGTGTTCAAGACTTGACCGGAGCGGGTGCGGTAGATATTACAAACCTGATCACCGAAATCACGGCAGAAAACACTGGCGATGCGCTGACACTTGCCGACGGCTCTGCTGGTCAGGTAAAAATTATCACATACGTTGCAGAAAGCGCCGCTGGCGATACCGCAATTTTGACTCCCACTACACTTGCTGGGGGCACCACCATTACTTTTGGTGATGTAGGCGATGGCGTAGTTCTTGTTTACGGCACAACAGCAGGTTGGGTAGTTGTGGGCAACAACGGCGCAACAATCGCATAAGGAATTGTAATGGCTAATTCAGACGTAAAAGCAAAGCGTCTGACCGGGACGGGCTCCGCGTCGGTGGGGCCCGCTCGTATTCGCCAGATTCAAGTTCTAACCACTACTGGAACGCCCCGTTTGACCATTACAGATGGTAACGGCGGAGCTACTGTTTTGGATTTAGATTTTGTTGCTAGCGAGACGCACTCGGTCAACATCCCAGACGAAGGTATAAAAGTGTCCGATATTTATATCGGAACGCTGACTAATATCACTGCATTAACAGTGTTTTACAGCTAAGGTACTGACATGGCTCGCGAAGTTTCTTCAATTACTCGAATAGGCACCAGTGAGCCTTTTGAATTACAAGTGGCTAGGGGCCAGATCGCCTACCACGAGTCCATTTACAAGTTTGGTAACAACCCGGAAATTGCCGATTCCATTGAAACTGTTTGGTCGCAGGGCGGTTTGTACTCATATCTGACCTCCGCGTCGGTGTTGAAGGTTTCCAGTAGCTCTACCGATGACACTTCGGCGGGCACGGGGGCTAGAACCGTTCAGTTGTTTGGACTTGATGGCGATTACAACGAAATATCCGAGGTTGTAACCTTAAACGGTCAAACAGCAGTAAATACCACCCAGTCTTATCTTCGGATAAATAGGATGATTGTTCGCTCTGCGGGTTCGGGTGGCGCAAATGCGGGGATCATTTACGCAGGCACAGGCACCGTTACCACGGGCGTCCCGGCAAACATTTATGCCACGGTCAACGGCGACGGGACAAACCAAACCCTGATGGCGCTATGGACCGTCCCGGCAGGCTACACGGGTTACCTGATGCAGTATGACGCTTCCAACGGCACAACCTCAAACACGCCTGCTGTATGCAAGTTGTTGCTTGTTGCTAGGCCGTATGGAGAGGTGTTTCAAAGCAAAGACGTTAAGTCTCTTACCACGGGAATGCACATCGAAAACAGCTTGGTTGTCCCGATTCCGTTTGCGGAAAAAACAGACATTGAAGTGCGGGCAGTATCTTCCTCGGCAAGCGTCACATTTGATATCTCTGCCGCTTTAGAGATCATTTACATCAGAAACGGCGAACAGTTAGCGTAATGGCGACCACTAAAGACGTAAAAAGGCTTCCTTCAGGCAGATTACAATACCGAGGTGAAACGTTTTCGGGTTATAACAAGCCAAAAAAGACTCCCGGAAAGTCTAAAAAGAGTGCTGTTTTGGCCAAAAAAGGCACTGAAGTTAAGCTGGTGCGTTTTGGCGACCCAAATATGTCGATTAAAAAGTCTCAGCCGGGGCGCAGGAGCAATTTTAGGGCGCGTCACAGTTGCGATACGGCAAAAGACAAGTTCACTGCAAGATATTGGTCTTGTAAAGCGTGGTAAGGTGTTAACAATGCAGGTTGAAGAGGTATTGTCTCGGCTAGAGAAACACGAGGCGGAATGCAATTTGCGATACAAGCGCATTGAAGAGCGATTAGACGACCAAAAAGAGCTTATTTCTAAAAATTCTGAAGCATTAAGCAAATTGGACCTAAAAATTTGGGGGATTGCGGTGCTTATTGTGCTTTCACCGATTGCAGCCAAATTCTGGGGGTAAAAATGGGCGGTTGTGGTTCCCGAGTTAAGACAGGGCCCAAACAAACCAAGCTTCAAGTTACTTATTTGCGAAAAGGAGGCGATGCCTCTGCAAAAAGTAAAGGAAGCAAGATTTGTCCTGAAGGAAAAGCGTGGGCAAAACGTACTTTTGACACGTTTCCTTCGGCATATGCCAACATGGCCGCCAGTAAATATTGCAAAGACCCAAATTACGCCAAAGGTAAAAAATAAGTTATGGGCGAGCTTAAAAAATGGCGGGATCAAGAGTGGGTTCGCATTGATAGCAGTGGCAATATTGCGGGTGAATGCGGCACTTCCAAAGACAAAAAGAATCCTGACCGTTGTTTGCCGCGATCTAAGGCCCAAAGCCTAAGCAAATCTGAGCGAGCCTCTACCGCTAGAAAGAAAAAGCGTGAGGGCGCAAAGGGTAAACAGGTGGTATCTAACACTAAAGCGGCCAAAGTTAGTTTTAAATCTGGCGGCGAGGTGCGTAAGCTAAATAAAGGCTGCGGAGCAGTCTTGTCTAACAGAAGAAAGCGAACGCGGTATGCCTAATGCTAGAGCTAGAGCAACAAATTCAACAGGAAATACGGGGTTGGTCTAGCCACGCGCTTGAAACTCCTCACCCGTTTTTCAACAATCTTCCAGCATGTCCTTATGCTAAAAAGGCATGGGCAGATGGTCGCGTAGGATTTTCATTTAGCTATTCTGACCAAAAACAAGGCCTGTACACGGCTTTATCTCAGTTTGACGACAAATTTGACGTAGTTTGTTACGTTGAGTTGTTTTACGAAGAAGACCCGGAGAAATATCACGAGTATTTAGATGGCATCAATGACGCCATATCCATGGGTATTTTTATTCAAAAAGACCTGTGGGTTATGGGATTCCACCCGGAGGATGATCAAGACGAGGAGGTTTTTGACCAAACGTTTCCCCATTTAGTGGAGGATTTGTACGCAATTACGTTTATTCAAAGGCTTTCTAAGCTAGAAATAGCTGCGGAAAAACTAAGAGAAAAAGGGTATTATGAGCAGTACATGAAAGAAGTTTCAACTGCAAATCTTTGGAACAAAAGACAATCTTTACACAGGAGATTATGCGATGCCGGGCATCAAACCTAAAGTAGGGCCAAAAAAGAGAATAACTCCAAAGCCAAAACGATTTCCCGAAAAACGTGGAGTTAAAGCGCCCCCTAAAGCAAAAGCAAAACCGCCCAGAATGCGTAGCGGTGGTGCTGTGAAGAAAAAACCTGTCAAAAAAGGAAAGGGTGGGCCCATGATTGGATCAGAAATGGGGAATCGCCTTAGTCCTTATATTACTCAAACAGCGCTTGATGACTCCCTGTTAAACCATTCTCAATTTGCAAATTTGACAACAGCAATGGATACGCTTGGCAAAAATCGAGAATATGAGAAAGGATCGACGGAGGTAGGCCCGCGCATTAGTCAACAGCTTTATGACCAAATTGCGTCAGCAATGGGGGTAAAGGGCAAGGTGCCGATGGAGAAGATTTACCCCATGGGGCCAGAACCAGAACCAGAGGGTAAAGCTCGCGGCGGCGCGGTAACGAAACCACGTAGAAAAAAACCTGTCAAAAAAGCAAAGGGTGGACCCGCCTCAGTCAACTTTGATCTTATGAAACGCGAGCATGGCCTTAATCGTCGCGATTTACAGCAAATTGGCGAAGATTACAGCGCAGCGAAGTCCAAGAAAACGGGAACAGGAAAGTATAAACCGCAGAAAATTGCGGGCTCAAAAAGCCAAAGCGAGTTGGCGACGAAACTAAAAAGTGTTGATCCAACAGTTTTTGGCCAAATGTTCCCCGGGGGCACCGTAACAATAGAGGAAATTTATCCGCCGCAGAAAAAAGCTCGTGGCGGCTCGGTTACTAAGCAGGAAAAAACAAAAAGATTGCCTTCTAGCGGAACCAGCAGAAAAACCTCGTCTAGTACGTCAACTAAACAAACGAGTTCTGTCCGCCCGACTAACCCAGCAAGCAAAAGCAAATACACAGCAGTTGGGCGAGATGAGGAAGGAAATCTGCTTCCCAGCCGCCCAATCAAAAAAGCGCGTGGCGGTCCTGTTAAGAAAATGCGCGGGGGTCCTGTTAAGAAAATGCGCGGGGGTCCTGTTAAGAAAATGCGTAGCGGTGGTGCTGTGGGCTGTGGCGCGGCCAAGCGCGGTTATGGCGCAGTTAAAAGGGGCCGCTAACTGATGGCTGTTTCTGGCTCCACTGATTTTGAACTGGATGTAAGCGATTACATCGAAGAGGCCTTTGAGCGGTGCGGACTTGAGGTCCGCACCGGCTATGACCTTAAGACGGCAAAACGGTCTTTAAACCTAATGCTTGCCGATTGGGCTAATCGGGGCCTTAATCAGTGGACCATTGAGCAGACTACGGTAACCCTTACGCAGGGCACTGGGGATTACAACTTAGGCGCGTCTACTATTGATATTTTGAACGCGGTGGTCCGTCGCAGTAGCACGGATTACGCGCTTGATAGAATTAGTCGTAGCGACTACATCAATATCCCCAATAAGACTCAGCAAGCCCGCCCGTCACAGTTTTTTGTGGACCGGCAGATCAATCCCACGCTTAAGCTGTGGCCGGTCCCTGAAAACAGCACAGATACGGTCATTATTGACAAGCTTGTGCGTATAGACGATGCGGACACGTACACTAACACAATGGATATTCCTTTCCGGTTTTATCCGTGTTTGGCGGCAGGCTTGGCTTACTACATTGCCATGAAGCGGGCTCCCGATAGGGTTCAGCTTTTGAAGGCGGTGTATGAAGAAGAGTTTGAGAGGGCGGCTTCTGAGGATAGAGACCGTGCGTCGTTTAATGTTCAGCCGACAATGGCATATCAGAGGCCATAGTCATGGGTAACTTTGCTTCAGGAAAATTTGCTTACGGCATTTCGGATCGCTCGGGACAGCGCTACAAGCTTAACGAGATGAAGCGGGAGTGGACGGGCATGTTGGTAGGGCCGGACGAATACGAGCCTAAACACCCCCAGCTTGAGCCCCGACGTAAAGCGATAGACCCGGAGGCGTTGCGAAACCCACGCCCTGACCGGGTTGAGCCCTTGGACGTACCGGTGGCCGTGCCGCTTGTTTTTGGCCCTCCTTTTAGACCCACAGTGGTTTACGGCATCTGTGGCTCCGTTACGGTAACAACAACATGAGTTTCACATACGGTGAATTAAAGCAGGCGGTACAAGATTACACGGAAAACGACGAAAGCACGTTCGTCAATAATCTTCCCGTGTTTATCCGCAATGCGGAAGAAAAGCTACTTAAGCTTGTCCAACTGACGGATTTCCGCAAAAACGCCACGGGAAACATGACTTCTGGAGCAGAATATTTAGGCTGCCCATCGGATTTTTTATCTCCGTTTTCATTGTCTTGGACGGACGGTGACGGCAACAAGAACTTTTTGGACTACAAAGATGTTAACTTCTTGCAGGAGTTTGGTCCAAAGGCTTCTACGACGGGGTCTCCTAAATATTACGCTTTGTTTGACCGAGACAATTTTGTCATTAGCCCCACGCCGGACAATAGCTACGTGGTGGAGCTTCACTATTACTATCGCCCGCAGAGCTTGACGGCCCTTTCAGACAACCAGCAGTCTTGGTTGTCGGAAAACGCTCCGTTTGCGCTGTTGTATGGCACTTTGATTGAGGCGTACACCTTTATGAAAGGTGAGCCGGATGTCCTTCAAAACTATCAGCAACAATTCCAAATGGCGCTTTCTGGTCTGAAACAGTTTGGCGAGTCGAAAGAAGTAACCGACAACTACCGCACAGGTATGCTCATAAGGCCTAAACAATGATGGGCCAAGAGAGTAAAATAGGGGCGGGGATCGTTGAAGTTCATACGACCAACCATCGTGGCTTTTCTCCAGAAGAAATAGCAGAACGGTGCTTATCCAAGATCATAAGTGTTTCTGACAACGCCCCTCCTGTCATCAGAGATCAGGCCGAAGCGTTTCAAAAACACATTAGGTCTGTTCTTGTTTTTTATATGAAGGAAATGGTTCAAAGCGATAGGACGACAACCTTCAATGCCCTGTGTGATGCGGGGCATAAAGATTTAGCCGAAATGATTAGGAGACTCTGATATGGCTTTTACTGGCAACTTTATGTGCACTTCCTTCAAAAAAGAACTGATGGAAGCACAGCACAATTTTACAACCGGCACCGGGGACACGTTTAAGCTTGCTTTGTACGACAACAATGCCAGCTTTACCGCCGCCACCACGGACTATACGGCAACTGATGAAATCGTTGGCACGGGCTACACGGCAGGCGGCGGTACGCTGACTAACATAACGCCGACCACTTCAAGCACCACGGCGCTGACTGATTTTGCTGACCTGACGTTTAGCACTGCAACGATTACTGATGCTCATGGCGCGTTGATCTATAACACCACTGCGGGTGCTGGAACTGGCACAACCAATACGGTTCTTGTTTTGGACTTTGGCTCAGACAAGTCTTCCAGTGCGGGCGACTTTACAATTGTATTCCCCACTGCGGATGCGTCTAACGCCATTATCAGGATTGCGTAAAAATGGCTCTTGTCGTTAAAGATCGGGTAAAGGAAACCACTACCTCTACAGGAACCGGGGCGATCACTTTAGGTGGCGCGGCGGATAATTTTGTGACGTTTTCCTCTGTTCTTTCAGATACCGACACCACTTACTACGCAATCGTGGACGATGGTAACGACGACTTTGAGGTAGGCCTTGGCACGTATGCCTCTGGGGGGAACACCTTAACACGGACCACGGTCCTTGCTAGCTCTAACGCGGGTAGCGCGGTAAATCTTCAAGCCGGGGAAAAAAACGTGTTTATTACGTACCCTGCGGATAAGTCGGTGTATCTTGATGCGGCGGGGGATTTGGTCGGCCAAACAATCAAGACGTTTACTCTTAGCGGCGGCACGGCTGACGGCACTACCATCGGGGGCACCATAGCCGCCGCAGGCACGTTCACCACGGTGATCTGCGGCAACTTAACGGCCAATGGCACCTTCACCTCTACCGGTATCGACGATAACGCCGTAAGCACCGCGATCACGATTGACTCCTCACAGCAGATCGGCATTGGAACCGCTGCGCCTGCAAACCTTGTGGATATTGTTAGCGGTGATGTCGCCCCGACGCTAAGAATACAAAGCACTAACGGGGTGGCAACCAACCCCACTATTAAGCTAGATGGCAGTAACGATGGCACAATTAGTATGTCAAGCGGCGGGGTTGGCGGCTTGTCAATTCAGCGAGATGGCGGCGCACAACTTTTGTTCAAAAATAGCGCCAGCGAGATAGGCGTTACCGGCACGTTTACCAACTTTGCCTCAACGGGCATCGACGATAACGCCACCAGCACAGCGATCACGATTGATTCCAGCGGCACGGTGCAATTTCAAAACGCCATCGAGGAACAGCAGTACAGCTTAACGGGTACGGTGATTGATCCCAGCAACGGCACGATCCAATACAAAACGCTATCCGCAAACACGACGTTCACGGAGTCTCTCGCAGACGGCGAGTATGTCACGCTGATGATTGATGACGGTTCTGCTTATACAGTCACATGGCCTACGACCACATGGGTTGGTGGTTCTGCTCCTACGCTTGAAACGACGGGCTATAACATCATTGAACTGTGGCACGTTAATGGCACTTTGTACGGCGCATTTGTAGGCGCGGCGTAATGCTTAGAAATAAAATGATAAGGGCGGCGATACCTAAAGGTAGCCCTATCAGCTTTGTAGACGCCACGCAGGGGACGGGGGGTGGCGGGAGTACCGGAACCATCACAGTGTCTACCGACGATTTTGTGTTGCTTTTTTCACAAGGGAAAATTGCAGACGAACTTAGTTTTTATTCCTACGGCGGCACATCAAGTCTGGGATCGCTAACTGGCGTTATTGCCCAAGGCGCTACAACGGGGTCAAGTGGAAACGACTACCTAAACATAGCTTCCAGCGCCCCAGTGAGTAGCGGCGGCACATTGAACATGACGGAGAGCGGCGGTAGAGAAGCGGGATATGGCATTTTGGCTGTTGATGGTGGCGCAAATACGTCGGTTGATGCGGCAACTAGCGGTAGCATATCGGTGTCTTCCGTAACAACAGACGATGTGATCGTTATTTACGAAACAACGCAAACTTTGAGCACTGGAACCGGGAGCATACCCAGCACTCCATCTGGGTTTACATCGGCTTTCAGCCAATCTTTTACTACAGGTAAAGGCGGCGGGACGCAGGGTTGGGCCTGTAGGGTAAGCTACAAAACTGGCGCATCAGGAACGGTAGCGCATACAGTAACCACTGCTGGAGACTTCAACGGCGGGGCAATTATAAGGATTTACAATTAATGACGTATTTTGAATTTCCATACTGCAAAGTCGTTGATGGAGCGGCTACCGCTTGCACATTTGACCAAGTAAAAAAAGACAATCCAAACGTGTCTTTTCCTGCGGTGGTGCCTGACGAAACGCTTGCGGAATACAATGTTTACCCACTGAATCACGACTCGCAAACGGCGTTCGATTTGGTCGAGCGCGGCCCTATTGAGGAGCGCAACGGCGAATGGTGGCAGACGTACACCGGTAGGGACAGGACGCCAGAAGAAAAGCGTAGCACTATGGTTGTCACGATGCGGCAGGCTCGCTTGGCTCTACTGGCTCAAGGCTACCTACCGCAGATACAGGACGCGCTTGCTTTGATACCAGAGCCAGATAAGTCAAAGGTGCAGATTGAGTGGGAGTACGCTTCTACGGTAGAGCGCAACTCTGTATGGGTCGCAGTAATGATGCCTGCGCTCGGCTTGGATGACGAGGCAATGGACGATCTGTTTGAGTTTGCCGAAACTCTGTAAGGGAGGTAGCTGTGGCACAAAAAAGTATCACTAACGTTGTAATAAGTTATTTCCGGCACATTGGAGATGCGATATCCCAGCTAATTAACGTGGTTTTTTTCATTAGCGAAAACCCAAACGAGTCCGTATCGGGTCGCGCATGGCGACAACGATCACACTGGTTCTGGGGAGCAATGCGTGTAGTTCTTGATTGCGCGGCTTTTGTATTTGAAAAAAATCATTGTAAGAAATCACACATGAACGATGTGGCAAGGGCCCGCATAACCATAGCGTCAGAGGACGCATAAAATGGCTTTTTCCGCCGCCAGTTTTGCCGAAGTAGCGTTTTCCAGCCAAGCTGGAATAGAACCGGTTGTAGTAACCGGGGTTGCCGCTACCGGAGCCGTTGGTTCTGTAACCATAGCGTCGGATTCTTTTGTATCGGTTACAGGGGTTGAGGCCACTGGAGCGGTAGGTTCTGTAACCGCAACGGGAACGGGCAATGTATCGGTTACAGGGGTTGAGGCCACTGGGGCGGTAGATTCGGTAACCATAACGGGTGCAGCCAATGTATCGGTTACAGGGGTTGAGGCTACTGGAGCGGCAGGTTCTGCAACTGCAACGGGTGAAACCAACGTATCTGTTACAGGGGTTGCGGCCACCGGGGAAATAGGCCCGGTTTCAATTATTGGTAATGCCAATGTCCCCGTAACGGGGCTGTCTGGCACCACTTCCGTTGGATCTGTGGCGATAATTGGCGATGCCAACGTAGCCATAACAGCGCCAAGCAGAGCGCAAGTGTTTGTTGGCGTTGTTTCGGTAGAGGTAGAAACAAACGTCACCGTTACAGGAATAGAAGCCACGGGTCAAGTCGGCACCGTTGGCCAAGAAAT